ACCACATCTACAAGTACGACCACATCTACAAGTACGACCACAACAACTTTACCACCTGAGTGTTACACATACAGTATTGAAAACAATGACTTTAGCCAAAATTTAAGTATTGAATATACTGATTGTAACGGCGCTACTCAAAGTTTTATAGTTCCAGCAGATTCTGCAACACCAGATTTTTGCGCTAAACAGGGAACTGTTCAAAGAACGAGTGGAACTTATAGCTGGGTATTAACCATACAAGATACAACTTGTACTGTTATACCTACAACTACAACTACCACGACTACCACAACAACTACTCAACCCCCTGCCACTTGTAATGATGTTACACTAGACAACTCATCAGGATTAGATAAAAATAGATATGGTATAAACTACCTAGATGAGAATAATGTACAGCAGACATCCACATTCAACGGATTAGGATTCTCTAGTCAAGCAGGTAATTTAGAGACTTGGAATGTATGTGCTAGATTTATTGCCTCTAGTGTTTGGGACACTCAGACAGCATCATACTCTCCTCAATTTGATCAGTATTTAACCATTAACGATACACAAAACCTATGTACAAGCTCATTCGATTGTCAAGGTCCAGGATTTTAAAATATGAAATATATAGCAGCACAACCACAGACAGCATATTACGCTTGGCAGGTAGAGACAATGATTAACTCCTTCTTAGAGAATAATGTCAGGGAGGAGGACATCATCATACTACTAGCAGATGAGGGATCTAATTCATTTGATGAGGTATTCAGTAAATATCCAAAGGTGAATTTTAGATCATATCCTAATAATTCTGAGAGTAATTATGCTCCTGCAATAAAGCCCTATTTGATGTGGCAATATTTTAGCAGCTCAGATCACATTCAGGATGATCAGTATTTTTACTGTGATGCAGATGTGATATTGACTAAGGTACTGCCTAAATTCTCAAAAGGAAAATGCTACTTATCAGACACTGTCTCATACATTGGATATGAATATATAATATCAAAAGGAGAGGAGGTCTTAGATCTGATGTGTGAGATATGTGGCATAGATAAGGAGATAGTAAAGAAAAATCAAATAGAGTCAGGAGGGGCGCAATATGTTTTTGATGGTACTGATGGTGATTTTTGGAGAGAGGTCTATGAGAATAGCATAGCTCTTTTTAATGCTTTAGCTGAATACAACTCAAAAAACATAGAGAGATATGAGGGTACTTTTCCCATTCAGGCTTGGACTGCTGAGATGTGGGCTACACTATGGCAATTTTGGAAGGCAGGGATCACTACAATGGTGCTACCTCATCTAGATTTTGCGTGGGCTACAGATATGTCTAGCAAATTAGATAAGGTATCAATCTTGCACAATGCAGGAGTAGGTGAGCAGGATGATCTTTTTAAGAAATATCAATACACCACAAAATACCCACCTAAGGATCTAGAGATAAATCAAAATTATTGCAGTCACTACTACTATGAACAGGTAAAAAAATCTATATAATATGCTACAAAATATAATAGAATTACTGCAATACGCAAAAGGAGATACTGAGCTGATCAGAATAGCAAAAGGGAAATATGAGCTTCCGATGAATTTTAGAGGAGTAATAAACAAAATAAAACAAGACATAAAATGCCACAGAAAATAGTAATTGATTTTGAAGCTAAATATAAAGAAGCTGCATTTGACATTGAGCAACTCAATAAGAAAGTAGTAGGCTTAGAGAAGGCTATAGAAAGCTCAAATAAAGAGGCTAAGAAAACTACTCAGAACTTTGATGATATTAAGGGAGTAGCAGACAAAGCTACAGGAGGAGCTATCTCAGGATTTACAGGGATGGCTAAAACTCTCAAAGGAGTAGTCACAGGTCTAAAAACTATGAGAGGTGCTTTAATAGCTACAGGGCTAGGAGCATTGGTGGTATTATTGGGATCTATTGTAGCAGCTTTCACAACTACTGAGGAGGGTGCAAATAAATTCAATAAGATACTAGGTCAGATAGGTGTAGTCACAGGAAATGTGATGGATGTGCTTACTGAGTTTGGAAATGGAATACTCTCTTTAGGATCTGTATTCAAAAAGGTATTTGAAGGAGACTTTTCAGGGGCATTAGATGCTGTCGGGGAAGCCTTTGAGGGATTCACAGATAAGATCTCAAACTTTGCTGAGGAGACATCTAAGGAATTAAAGGTAGCTGAGGATATTTCTAATATGCTAGCAGAAGCTGCTAAATTAGAGAGACAGCTTAAAGTGGAGAGAGCGCAGGCTGATCAGGATAGAGCTAGATTATTAGAGCAGGCTGTAGATAAGGAGAGATTTAATACTCAGGAGAGAATAGGATTCTTACAGCAAGCCTCTCAGATAGAGCAGGATATTACAAATAAAGAGATAGAATTAGCTCAGAAAAAACTAGATGCTAAGATACTACAGAACTCTCTTAGTAATTCAACTGCTGAGGATCTAAATGAGGAGGCAGAGCTACAGGCTACAGTGATAGCTTTAGAGACTGCTAGATTAGCAAAGCAAAAAGAGGTAACATCTCAAGTATTGGCATTAAATGCAGAAGCTGCTGCAGCTAGGAAAGCTGAGATAGATGCTATGAAAGCTCAAGCTGATGAGTTTACTAAGATCAATCAGGACAGAAATAAGAAGGTAGCAGAGGATGATAAAAAGACTCAGGAGGCTACTCTAAAGGCTAGTGTGGATGGAATGAATAAGGTGCTAGTAGCTAAGGTGAAAGCAAATGATCAGGAGCTTAAAAATCAGGAGTTACTAGAGCAAGCTAAACAGGAGAATATAGCTGCAGGGATTCAGGGAGCTGTAGCACTACTAGGAGAGAACTCTAAATTTGCCAAAGGGATAGCTATAGTGTCAGCAATTAGAGACACATATGCAGGAGCTACTAAGGCACTAGCTCAGGGTGGTATCTTTGGAGCTATTGGAGCTGCAGGTATTATAGCATCAGGTCTAGCTAATGTGAAACAGATAGTAGCAACTCAGGATCCTGCCGCACCTGCAGGAGTATCAATCTCAGGAGGTAGAGGATCAGTAGCTGCACCACAAATACAAGCGCCTGACTTTAATGTAGTAGGATCATCAGGTACTAATCAGCTAGCACAAGCCATAGGAGGCAAGGTGAATGAGCCTGTTAAAGCTTATGTAGTATCAAATGATGTGAGTACTGCTCAGAGTTTGGATAGAAATATTGTAAATGGAGCAAGTTTATAGGGTTAAAAATCCAAAATTATACACAAAAACAGTTATATAGATATGAGTGATTTTAAAATTATAGAGCTTATCCTAGATGATGAGCTAGAAATGAACGGAATTGAAGCCATTTCTGTAGTAGAAAACCCTGCAATAGAGTCAGATTTTATAGCATTGAAGTCTCAAGAGCTTAAATTAGCTGAGGTAAATGCAGAAAAAAGGCTACTTATGGGTGCATTATTGATCCCCAATAAGCCTATCTATCGTAGAAATGGTGAGGATGAGTACTATATATACTTTTCAAAGGACACTGTATTAAAGGCATCTCAGAAATACCTGATGAGCAACAATCAGCACAATGCTACAATGGAGCATCAGTATGACATATCAGGTCTCACATTAGTAGAGTCTTGGATTGTAGAGGATGAGATACACGATAAGAGCAGAAAATATGGTCTAGATGTACCTGTAGGGACTTGGATGGGATCTGTGAAAGTGAATAATGATGAGGTATGGAATGATTTCGTAAAGACAGGGAAGGTGAAAGGCTTCTCTATAGAGGGGTATTTCGCTGATAAGATGGAGAGACCTAATGAAAGCCTAGAGATGTCTCAAGAGGAGAGAGAAGCTGCTGAGAAAATTGAGAAGCTTAGAGATCTATTTAAAAAAAAACTGAATTAGAGACCTATACTGACTATCCTGAGTCTGCTACTAATAATGCCAAAAGAGCTTTAGATTGGGCTGATAAAAATGGATGGGGATCCTGTGGTGAGGCTACAGGAAAAGCTAGAGCAAATCAGTTAGCTAAAAAGGAGCCAATAAGTAGAGACACGATAGCTAGAATGGCTAGCTTTAAGAGACATCAGCAGTACAAAGATGTACCTTACTCAGAGGGATGCGGAGGTCTTATGTGGGATGCTTGGGGTGGAACATCAGGAGTGGAATGGGCTATAAATAAGCTAAAAGAAATAGGCTAGTATTTGATTGATAATCAGATATTTAGATCAAGATATTAAAAAAAGTGGATATAAAAATCCAAAATTTTGTTTAATAATAGTTATATAAGTATGAAAAAACCACTAGAAATGTTAAAAGAAATCAAAAGCGTTCTAGGCATTGAGCTAAGTGAGCAGCCTGTGGCTGTATCTTTGGCTACTATGACACTAGAGGATGGTGCTACTACCATTGAGGCTGAGGAGTTTGCTCCTGACTTTGAGGTGTTTATTATCACAGAGGAGGATAGGATTCCAATGCCTGTAGGTGAGTACACTTTAGAAGATGGAATGATCTTAGTAGTAGAAAATGAGGGGATCATTATGGAAATCAAAGAAGCTGTAGCTGAGGAAGCTCCTGCAGAGGAAGCTCCTGTAGCTGAGACTGCTCCTGAGGCTGATGTAGTAGTAGAGGCTGAGGCTGAAACTGCAAGCCCTAAGAAGGTAGTAGAGTCAATCACAAAGGAGATGTTCTTTAGCGAGATTGAGAAGCTAAGAAATGAGATAGCTGAATTGAAAAGCCAAAAAGAAATTGAGGTAAAAGTAGAGGAGTCAATCAAAGAGGAATTATCTACTCCTGCTGCTAAGCCAATTAAGCACTCTCCTGAAAACGGAAAAACAACAACCCCAAAAGGGAAATTATCTTTAAAAGAATTATTAAACACGCTAAACAAATAAAAATATGGCAACTACTTTAACTGTAAACTCAAACTATTCAGGATCTGCTGCAGGTGAGATCATTGGTGCTGCTTTCAAAGAAGCTGATACTATTGCTAACAACCTTGTAACAGTATTACCTGATGTAGATTTCAAAGTATCACTTAGAAAAATCTCCTATGCTAATGGTAGAACAGATTTCGCTTGTGGATTCACTCCATCAGGTGCTGTGACTTTATCTGAAAAAGAGATCGTACCTAAGAAATTAAAAAATGAGCAAGAGATCTGTAAAGAAGACTTGAGACAAATCTGGTCATCTGCTACTATGGGCTTTTCTGCTCACAATGACAATATGCCTGCTGATGTAGAGGCTGCATTATTAAATGAGATCTTAGGAGATCACGCACAAGCTGTAGATTTTGACATTTGGAATGGATCTGATGCAACTGATGGATCTTTCACAGGATTCACTACATTATTTGCTGCTGATGCTAACGTAGTAAAGCCTACATCTGTAGGAGCTGCTGCATCTAAGTCTAATGTAATTGCTGAGATCGAAAAAGTATTATCTGCTATCCCTGTATCTTTAAGAAGAAAATCAGACTTAGTAGTAGGTATCTCTCCTGATGTAGCTTTAGCTTATGAGCAAGCTTTAGTTTCCGCAGGTATCGCTAATGGATTAGGTGGAGACTCTAAAGAGTTAAGATACGGATCTCAAGTATTATCTGTGATCAATGGATTGGCTGATGGGACTATCGTAGCTTACCAAAGAAAAAATTTATATTTTGGAACTGGCTTACTTGCAGATCATCAGGAAATACGCATCAAAGATATGGATGATACTGATTTCACAGGAACTGTAAGATTCAAAATGGTTTACACTGCAGGTGTAGCTTATGTGAACTCTGAGGAGATTGTATATTACACTTTCCAATAGTAGAATTTAACAACTAAATAAAGGGGTAGGTGGGTATCAATCTGCCTGCCCTTTTTTTATTAACTCAAAAAACACACAAAAATATGGCTTGTTTATTAACATCAGGTAGAGCATTACCTTGTAAGTCTAGCGTAGGTGGATTAAAAGCTATCTATTTCGCTGATTATGGTACACTAGGAGCTGCTACAATATCAGCAGGAGAGATCACAGTATTAAGTGGGACACCTGAGTGGTTCAAATATGACATCAAAGGAAGCTCTAGCTTAGAGACTACCATCACCTCATCTAGAGAGAATGGTACTACATTCTATGATCAGACTTTAAATATCACTCTTACTACATTAGATAGAGCAACTCAAGAGGAGGTAAAATTACTAGCTCACTCTAGACCTCATATAGCTGTAGAGGACTATAATGGAAACTTTTTCTTATTAGGACTAGAAAATGGAGCTGAATTGACTGCAGGATCTATAGTTACAGGAGCAGCTATGGCTGACTTATCAGGTACATCTATGACATTCTTAGCTCAAGAGAAAGCACCTGCATATTTTGTGACACCTAGTGTGATCACAGATGATGTATCAGCTACTCAGATTGATCCTAATGCCTAAATAGGTAGGATTTTATATAATAAAGAGACCTCTCCAATATAGGAGGGGTTTTTTTTTGACTTATTTATGCAAAATTCCTGAAAAATGTGGTTATATATATAGAAGGATTTAAAAAATGAAAATACTAAAGACAATAACCGAGCCTCAGACTATTAAGTTTATACCTCGATCATATGTAGCTACATCTACTGTGGCTATAAGAGATGAGTCTACTAATATGATAAGGTTATATAATTCAGATTTGACTCAGGTAGGAGATTTATTATCCATTACTGAGGCATTTCAATTAGTAGAAGGTAGGATGTATGAGATAGTAATATCCTCAGATCCTAATGTTTGGGGTAATATCATTGATGAGTGGCAATTAAATGATGCACTTTGGGATGATGTGTCAGCTAATATAGACTATACAGTTTACAGGGATAAGATATTTTGTACTGATGAGAATATAGATCAAAGAAATCTAGCCTATTACAAAATAAATAAAGGGCAATTTGTATCAGATCAGTCTTTTGATAATGATTATATAATAATATGAGAAAAAAAGTAAGGACATCAGCTACCATAGCACCTAAGAAATCAAATAGTGATTTTTCTGTGGTGAACTTGAATAGCAATAGAGTCAATTTAGCGAATTTTAACTCTCCTGTAATTGATGAGGTGAAGGGAAAAGAGTGGATTAAGTATGGTGAGGATAATAACTACTATCAGTATCTCATAGACAGATACAATGGAAGCCCTACAAACTCAGCTATAGTGAATGCTGTATCACAGATGATCTATGGTAAAGGGTTAGATGCTACTGATTCTAGCAAAAAGCCTAATCAATATGCTCAGATGAAATCACTTTTTTCAAATGATGCTGTTAGAAAGCTAGTTTATGATCTAAAGCTGATGGGTCAATGTGCCATTCAGGTGATCTACTCTAAGGATAGGTCTAGCATTGCTCAGGTAGAGCATTTCCCTATTGAGACTCTAAGAGCTGAAAAGGCTAATGAGGATGGAGATGTAGAGGCTTACTATTATTTTCACGATTGGGCTAATATGAAAACATCTGAGGAGCCTAAGAGAATCCCTGCATTTGGTTACTCAAACGAGGCTATAGAGATCTTATATGTGAAGCCTTATAGAGCAGGATTCTACTACTATTCTCCTGTAGATTATCAGGGAGGTCTACAGTATGCAGAGCTTGAGGAAAATATATCTAATTTCCATCTGAATAACATACAAAATGGACTAGCTCCTAGTATGTTAATCAATTTCAATAATGGTACCCCTGATGAGGATCAGAGAAAGCGTATAGAGAAATCAATTATAGAGAAATACTCAGGTAGCTCAAACTCAGGAAAATTCATTTTATCATTTAATGACAATGCAGATACTGCAGCGACCATTGAGACAGTACAGCTATCAGATGCTCACAACCAATACCAATTTTTATCAGATGAAAGCTCTAGAAAAATAATGGTATCTCACAGGGTGGTATCTCCTATGCTTTTAGGGATCAAAGATTCTACAGGATTAGGTAATAATGCTGATGAGATTAAGACAGCATCTACATTGATGGATAATACTGTGATCAGACCATTTCAGGATCTTATCATAGACTCATTTAATAAGATTCTAGGATTTAATAACATCTCTTTAAAGCTTTATTTTAAGACCTTACAGCCTCTTGAATTTACTGAGTTAGATAATGTAACCGATAAAGAGACTAGAGAGCAGGAGACAGGTGTTAAAATGGCATCTCAGAAGACTGCAGAGATAGAGAATGAGATAGCAGATCTATTGATAGAGTTTGGTGAGGATGAGGATCTAGATAATTGGGATCTAGTAGATGAGAGACCTGTAGATTATGATCAGGAAGATGCTCTAGATAAAATGATAGGACTTGCATCTACAGGATCAGCTAGACCTAATGCAAAATCTGCCTTAGATGGTACTACAGTAAATGATAATAAATTCATAGTTAGATACCAATACGCACCACTAGCTGTAAGTGACAATTCTAGAGAGTTTTGTAGAAAAATGGTAGCAGCTAAAAAGATCTACCGAAAAGAGGACATAGAGCAAATGTCTCAAAATGCTGTTAACGCAGGTTGGGGTGCGGGTGGAGCTGCAGTCTATGATATTTTTAAGTACAAAGGCGGTGGGGACTGCAGACATTTTTGGATGAGAAAAACTTATATGGCTAAGGATGGTGTAAAGCCTGATATTAACAGCCCAAAGACAAAGCCTGTATATAAGCAGCAAAGAGAAAAAGAAGGGATCACAGCTCCTAGCGCACAAGATGAGCCTAGCCTAGTTTCTGTGAAGCCTAAGGATATGGTAAATAGAGGATTTTTAAAACCTAGAGGATAGATGGCTACAGCATTATTTATAAAAAGAGAAGATTTTGTCAGGAACACTATAGTAGATGGATCTGTAGATCAGGATAAGTATCAGCAATTCATTAAGGGAGCGCAAATTATGCACATCAGAAACTACTTAGGGACTGATTTGTATGATAAGATCTCAAATGACATCATAGCAGGTACAATGGCTGCAGATTATCAGTATCTGCTTAATGAGTATATTCAGCCAATGCTTATCCATTTCACTATGGTAGATTATTTGCCTTTTGCTAATTATGCTCTAAAAAATGGGGGTGTGTTTAAGCACTCATCTGAGACAGGAGAGACAGCAAGTAAAGAGGAGATAGATTACTTAGTACAAAGACATAGAGATCAGGCTGAGTATTATGCTCAAAGATTCGTGACTTATATGACTCACAACTATCTCAAATATCCTGAATACAGGAGCAATACAAATGAGGATATAAGACCTGATAGAGAGGTAACATTTAACGGATGGGTACTATAAACACAAAAACACAAAAAGTCTATAAGCCAAAAGCTGAGGACATATTAAAACTAAAAAAATTCTTAAAAAGATCTAATAAAAATACTACAGATGGCTACACTAGATGGGAAAAAAATTAAAGACACCTATAAATCACTACTAAAAGTAGATGATAATGGTACTCTAGATGAAAACTTACAGCAGATCACTGATGGTGAAGGTAACACCTCAGGTCTTAGATTGAATAATCTAGGGGATGCTAAAATAGATGGCACTCTAGAGGTGGGATCTTTAAAATACACCAATGAGACTGTAAATATCACAAAATTTGTAGATCAGTCTGAGGGTATTGCTAACAATGACAATGACAATACATTACCTACATCTGCTGCAGTTAAAGATTATGTGGATAATAACATCACAGCTCAAGATCTTGACATTGCAGGTGATACAGGTACAGGTGCTGTGGATTTGGATTCTCAGTCTTTGTCTATTGTGGGTATTGGAGGTATTGAAACTACAGTATCAGGTCAGACAGTGACTATAGATCCATCAGGAATAGATTCTAGATTAGCAACTACAGAGGGAGATATTGCTCAAAATGTTAGTGGTTTAAATGCTTTAAGTTTTACAGTACAAGAGCTTAATGCTGAATTAGATGCTGAAGTATCAAATAGAGAGAATGGAGATGCTGCTTTACAGTCTGCAATAAATGCAGAGGCAGCAACTAGACTAGCAGATGATACTACCCTACAAAATAATATTGATGATTTAACATTAGCAAGTACAAATGCTGATGTATTGCTACAATCTAATATAGATACTGAGGAAGGTGCTAGAATATCCGCAGACACTACTTTGCAGTCAAATATAGATACAGAGGCTACTCAAAGAACTGCAGCAGATACTACATTGCAAAATGCAATAGATGCAGAGGCATTAGCTAGAGACACTGAGGATGTAGCGTTACAATCTCAGATCACTATTAATTCAAATGCAATACACAATTTAGATACTGATTTGACTACAGAGGTATCTAATAGGGCGGCTGCTGATGTAGTATTACAAGACAATATAGATGCAGAAACTACAGCAAGAGGATTAGCTGACACTACATTACAAGATAATATAGACTCAGAAGCTAGCACAAGAGCTACAGCAGATACTAACCTACAGTCTAACATAGATACAGAAGCCTCTCAGAGGTCATCTGCTGACACTACTCTACAATCCAATATAGATAGTGAGGAAACTGCTAGAATTACAGGAGATGCAGCCCTACAGTCTCAGATAGATTCAAATGATACAGATATTACAGCCCTACAAAGTGCCGTATCAGGAGTGGAAGGTGATTTCTTTGCATTAGATTCTGATTTGACTCAAGAAATATCTGATAGAGCTGCTGCTGATACAGCTTTACAGTCACAGATAACATCAAATGATAGTGATATTACTGCACTTGAGGGTGATGTATCTACTTTACAATCATCAAAGCAGTCTGTAAGTGAAAAAGGACAGGCTAATGGATATGTTCCTCTAGATTCAGGTGCTAAAATCAATGAGTCTTATCTACCTGATTCAATATTAGGGCAGGTAGAGTATCAGGGTACTTGGAATGCAGCAACTAATACACCTTCTTTAGGTGATCCAACTACACAAAAAGGTCACTATTATGTAGTAGAGGTAGAGGGTGAGTACTTAGGAGTAACTTATCACGTTGGTGATTGGGCTATTTCTAATGGAGCTATATGGGAACACGTTCACAATACAGATCTAGTGACTACTGTATTTGGTAGATTAGGAGATATTACAGCAAATGAGGCAGATTATAGCGCTTTTTATCCTTTGATTGCAGATCTTACAGCAGAGACATCAGCTAGAACATCAGCAGATACAGCTCTACAAGGTCAAATCACATCAAATGATGGAGATATAACTGCTCTAGATTCTAGATTGATTACTGCTGAGGGTGATATATCTACTCTAGAGACATCAAAACAGGATAATCTTACTGCAGGTACAGGCATTTCTATAGTAGGAGACACTATAAGCAATACAATAACTAACAATAACCAACTAACAAACGGAGCAGGATATACTACTAATGTGGGAGACATCACAGGAGTGACTGCAGGAGGTGGAATATCAGGCGGAGGCACAAGTGGGACAGTCACAGTATCACACGCTGACACCTCATCTCAGTCATCTGTAAACAATTCAGGAGCTACTGTGATACAAGATGTGACTGTAGATGGTTATGGACACGTTACAGGGCTAGGATCTAAGACAATGACCTTAGCTGATCTCGGTTACACAGGTGCAACTAATGCAAATAACTATGTACACCCTTCATATGCAGGAGATGACATAAATGTAGATACAGGAGCATTGACAGGAGCAACTGTAGTATCTGATATTGATTTCAATATTACTACTGACAGTCTTGGACACGTTACTGATGCAAATGGAGTGGTATCTACTAGAAATTTAACTCTTGCAAACTTAGGATATACAGGAGCGACAAATGCCAACTATATAACCAACAACAATCAGCTCACAAATGGGGCAGGATATACCACAAATGTAGGGGATATTACAGGTGTTACAGCAGGAACTAATCTAACAGGAGGCGGTTCAAGCGGCTCAGTCACCTTAAATATGGCTACAGGAGGAATAGGTGCAGGAACATATGGTAGTACATCTGATGCGACTAAAATAGACACTATCACAGTAGATGCTTATGGTAGAGTTACAGCAATAGGCACAGGAGGCACAGGCGACATTACAGGTGTTACGGCAGGTACTAACTTAACAGGTGGAGGTTCTAGTGGGTCAGTTACATTGAATCTTACATCAACTCCATCAGTTACAGGTATAAATATAGGAAATCAAATACAACTAAAAGAGTCTGGTGATAGAGCTGATTTATTAGAAATAACATCTGTAACATCATCTTGGGCAGGTATTCAACTTAGAAACAGCTCAAACGAGGGAAGATGGTCTCTTATGACTGATGGGAATTTATTTGGTGTTTATGATGACGAGAATAATGAGTGGCTACAGCAATGGGATGAAAATGGTGAGTCTAGGCTTTACTACAATGCATCAGAAAGACTCAATACATCATCAGCAGGTGTAACTGTAACAGGAGATTTAACTGTAACAGGTGGAGATATTGTTTTAAGTGGCACGGGTAGAATACAAGGTATTGATACAGTATCAGCCGCTACAGATGCAGCAAATAAAACTTATGTAGATACTATAGCTGCAGGTCTTATAACAGCAGTATCGGCAGGAACAGGATTAGATGGTGGTGGAACAAGTGGATCAGTTACTTTGAGCATTGAGCCAGACTTGAGAGGTGAAATGTATTTAATGGGAGCAAGTAGCTCTGATTATTACTATTCAACAGGTACTTATCACGATTGGTTCTTAGATGGTAACAGAGATATGCGATTAGAAAATGATGGTGACCTTCACGTTGATGGTGATGTCATTGCGTATTCAACTACTACATCTGATAGAAGGCTAAAAGACAATATAAAAACTATTGACAATGCCTTAGAAAAAGTAGAAAGACTTAGAGGGGTTGAATACGATTGGAATAAAGGTAGCAGAAAAGGTCAGCACGAGATTGGACTTATTGCTCAAGAGGTAGAGGAAGTATTCCCATTCTTAGTGAAGGAGAAAGTTAAAACTACAGGAGACTTTCAAAATGATGATACTGCATATAAGTCAGTAGACTATGAGAAGCTTGTAGGTGTACTCATTGAGTCAGTAAAAGAATTATCTGCAAAAGTTAAAACATTAGAAGCTAAATTACAATAATTATGGCAGTACCTAGCAGCGGTCAATTAGGTTTATATTCAAGTATTGGGACAGAATTAGGAGTATCTCAGAGCAATGTGTCTCTAAGGTCTATGTCTAACTCAGCAGGATTTTCCACTCCTGATGCTATGTCTGAATTTTATGGGTATTCAAATGCTTTAATTATACAATACCTAGTAGTAGGAGCAGGCGGTGGAGCTGATTATAATGGAGCCTCTTATGGTGGAGGTGGAGGTGGAGCCGGAGGATTGCTTTACAACACCTCTTATTCATTGTCAAGTGGACAAACATTAGATATAATTATAGGGGCAGGTGCGGCTAACTCAGATGGTACAAGCTCACTTTTTGGAAGCATAGAAGCCTTTGGCGGAGGAGAAGGCGATGGTTCTCCAGGAGGATCTGGTGGTGGTGGATCTTATCCAACAACCCCAGGCGGCGCAGGGGTAGCTGGTCA